CAACAAGGATCGCTAACGAGGGATCTCAATCTTCAAACCATGCCAGCAACAGGAATGGCAATTCCGGAACAAATGAAACCTGCACCAATTGCAGCTGAAATGCAGCAGCAACCACAAAGACAAACGGGTGAACAACTATCAAATATGGCAGAGCAACAACAAACAACAAGAGATGAAATGAGTGTTTCTCAAGCTCCAGTAATTAATAATATTTCTAGTGGTGGTGGTGGCGGTGGAATGCAATCCGTTCCTCAATCATCAGCGGCAAATGCACCAATAGCAAGCGTTAGAAATGAAGAAAATGCATTCGTGCGTATGCAAAATATGATGGCATTGCAAGCCATGTCATAAAAAAAGAGGGGAGCTTTCACTCCCCTCTTTCGCTACTCGCTCAGTACTTAGTCCTCGCGAGCCAACTTCTCAAACAACTTCATGTCATCGTCTTCGTCGTCAGTCCAAGGAGGCGTCTCCTTTTCCTTTGATGCTGGCTTCTCATCCGATGCCTTGCTCTTTGAGGCAGCTGGTGCTCCGTCAAGACCAAGAACACGATTCAGCTTGGTCTTCAGCTCATCATAGCTCTTGAAGTGCTTTGGATCAAGGAAATCCTTGAGTGAATACTCGGACTTCCAAAGCTTCTCCAGCTTTGCATCATCACCATCATAAAGCGCAGAAGGCTTGTCGAACTCAGACTTGTCATAGTTCGGATAACCTTCAAACTTGCGAATCTTAAGCTTGAAGTTTGCGCCAGCCCAGAAATCAAATGGATTGACAGCCTTCTCGTCTTCAAACTGTGGATTCATTGCTTCGGTGATCTTGTCAAAGATCTTCTTGCCATACTTGAACAAAAAGACCTTACCCTCGTTGTCAGGATTCTTCGGATCGCTAACAACAAGAATGTTGGAGATATACTTCAAGCGACGCTTCTGCTTACGAGCAATCTCCTTGTTAGCTTCGATTCCAGAATTCCACAGAATCGAATTGTACTCTGAGACAGGATCCTTCTGGCCTAGAGTAGTCAGGGAGTTCTCAATGTACCAACCACCAGGTCCTTGAAAGCCATGATCAAAGACGCGAACCCAAGGAAGAGCATCGTCACCATCAGCAGCAGGCGCTGCAAGGAAACGAATCGTAGCAAAGCCGTTACCAGCCTTGTCAAGTTCTGGCTTCCAGAAACGAGTATCTTCCGATGAATTGGTTGCAGGTGTATTAAGCTTTTCTAGCTCGCGCGCCAGCTTGTCAATAGAACCGCTGGCCTTTTTTAGTGATGCAAAAGACATTGTATTTCCTTTCGTATGCGTTGTATGTTTCGTATTACATCTTGTTCACATGATGCATAATATTCACTATTATATATCATGCGTTGATTCGAAGTCAAGGAAAAAACTCGCTTTTCAGAATCTTTTTCATGTTCTTCAAATCAACTCGCTGCAAAACAAATGGAGCATATTTCTCGCACTTGATTGCAAACTTTGGCCAAATGATCTCATCATTTATTTTTCTTTTCCACATGGGAAGAAAATCGATGACACCATTTAGAATGACAAATGTCTCCATGGAAATTTCATTTCTCATGACCATTGTCAGTAACGGAGGATAAGAATCGCCAGGTACAAAAGCACGATCCAAAAAAACACCGTGTTCGTGCGACCAATCCAAAAGCTTTTTCAAGTCCTGCTTGAAATTATATGTGAGCGACTCCAGTCTCTTTTGATATTCGACTAGATTATCTGCAGCTTCTGGCTCAAGCAAATTCATTGACCACAACGAATCATTCTTGAGAATGTTCGCCAGAGTCAGGGAGATAAATTGATCACGATCATACTCTTTCGCCAATCGATAAAATGCAAATCTATCGCGACGAGAAAGAAAAGCTTTCTCCGAAATCTTTACTCTACTCTTGAAAAAGTCAAATGACTGACGAGTAAAGTGAAGCTTGATCGAATGAAATAGCTTGTATGCTTCTAGAGCAACAATTTTCATACTGGCAATGTATTGCTTTTGGGTAAAAGATTGAGCTGTGACGCATCATATGCAATCTTGGCCTTCAATGATTGATTGATCAGATTTGTAACTGACTCAATCTCCAAAGAATTGATCTCGCAAAAATGCGTCACAGCATCGATATAGTTTAGATCCTTTTCCTTGACTATTTGCTCAATAGTCTTGGCAAAGGATAGCATTTCATCTTTTGTTGGCATTACATGGACCTCAAACGATAGAATATATGATCATCAATACGAACGGTGCGTTCAACTTTCTTCCACTTTGACCAAACAGGTCTCACATAATGAGCATGAAAGAAGACTGCACCCTTCGTTATATCTTCAATGTCATTATACTCTATGAGAAGTTCATTTGCAAGAGCAATCGCCTCAGCCCATGCAATTTTTTCGTTCTCGTTCGTTAGCTTGTAGAGGTTTCTTTTACCCTTACCTTCACAGACCCAAGAGAATTGACAACCCTGATAGACAACGCCACAGATGGAGTCCTTCCATAGACCTGCATTGACACGATTGATTACAACGTATCCTACAGCGACTTTTCCATCAAGAGATTGATTGCGAGCCTCCCAATATATGGCTTTGGCTAGACACTCTCTCTCTTTTGGATCAACGTTGACTATTCTTGCTTCCTGCTCATCGGGCAATGGTTCATCTGGAACAAATGATAGCAACAAATGCTCGTATTCGTAAATCCTTTCATATCCAGGAATTTGCGCTACAGCATTTGTTGTTGTATCATATGGATACAGTCTTGCACCAAAGAACCCGATGAGTAGGAATAATCCTACCATCAGAGTTTTATACATCAGTCGAAATCTCGTGTTGCCACATAAGAAACATGGTTGGAACTTCCGTATTGTCCATACGAAAGCTTATATACTCCACGATGCTTCTTTGCTCGTTTCAAATCAACCGAACGCAAATTCTTGAACGTGCATTCGTTATCGGTTGCATAAGAAAGGGGTTTCATAACATAACAAGATACTTCACTCATCGATACCTCCTACGATTGATGAAAGTGGTGGGATTCTGTTGCCAGGTCCCCACCGAACCCCGTTCAGGCAGCTAGTGCCATCTCAGATGCGTAATTATCGTTTGCATCTATTGTTTTGGACTAATTGTCGGTCGTTCCTTACCGATTACCTCCGCAACCTTTACACTTCTGTCGAATCCCTTTCACCCCCATTAGCCAACACACTTAATCCCTCACTTTTGGGGTTTCTCAAGCAGCTGCTTGGGTTACGGCCCTAGTGTGTTGACTGGTGGAGGTGGCGGCATTGAAGCCGCGTCCAGACAGTTTATTACGTTGTTATCAACAGTAATATCGTATTATATTACATTATTTAGTGCTTGTCAACAAAGAAATGAATTGAGTCTTGTACTTAGTCAAATTTGCAGGAATGCAGCTAGATTCAGTTTCTGCCGATGCAAATAACAATACTCCCAAATCAATTTTTACGCCAGTTCTTTCTTCATATGCCAAAGAATATGCCGACAACTGCATGAAATATTTCTTGACCTTATCCATGCTGGAATCAGCTTCCGACTTGGTCGTCTTGAAATCAATGATCGCCGGATATCCATCAAATGTACCTATTGCATCACATCTTCCTGCAAACTTATATTGATCAGAATATAAAGGCGCTTCAACGGCGTATACTTCATCAATTCGATCAATATGTTTTCTTAACTCAAGAAACATAAATGAAACATCTGGCATATGACCGCGCGTAGGCTTTTCTTCATTGAGCAAATATCGCTCACAGACTTGATGAAGATTTTTTCCGCGTCGAGCTGATACGCCAGACACTCGCTTGGCTTCTTCTTCTCCAACTCTATTTTGCCATTCTTTCAAACTCTCGTTTGGCAATCGTGACAAAATAGTAGTGACGGAAGGATACACATTTCCCTCTGGAGTTCTATAATGCCTCCTTCCGTCAATATACTCTTCCTCAAGATTTGGAAGATTCACAAATGAATGATGAAACTTTTTCATTAACTTATAAGCTTTACCAGAAAATTAAAAATGATCCCGCTCATGACGATTGTGGTGATCACACACATCCATGCATTGAATGCATTGGGCCAAGTGAGTATGATCTTTCTCATTAGACGCATGATCATCCAAATGATCGCAGGTGCAGCATAAATCAACATATCAAACGTATCCTAACTCCAGTTTAGAGATGATATAGGATTTTACCAATGCACTACGCACGATATCTTCCTTACCAAACTCAATTTTTTCAAAGCAAGACATTTTATCAAGAATATTCATAAATGTCAAGAGTCCTCTGCGTTCTTCATGCTTTGCCAAATCAGTCTGACGAAAATCTCCGCAGAACACGATACGACAATTGTTACCAACACGAGTCATGACAGTATCCAACTCTTGTTGAATCATGTTCTGACACTCATCAACGATGATGATCGCATCATTGAATGTGACTCCACGCAAGAATGAAGTCGTAGTGAAATCCAACATACGCTTCATCTTGAGTATATCATAGCCATCGCCACGACCAAATAAATCATCGCAAATCATCTTGTATGGCTCTTCATACACTCTTGCTTTTTCCTTTGCGGAGCCTGGCAGAAATCCCATATCGCGAGAAGGAACTACGCTGCGTATGACGACAATGTGTTTGTATCTGGATTTGTTTAGAACTTCATTTAGCGCCAGATATAGAGAGATGTATGTTTTACCTGTTCCGGCAACGCCGTGTAGAAGAAGATGTTTGCCTTGCTCAAAGGCCTTGAATGTTGATGATTGATTTAGTGTTAGTGGTGATATTGTTCGTAGAGAGAAATGATTTTGTTGCTGTTGTTGATTTAACTTCTTCTTTTTCTTTGACATGTACGCCTCTCTGAAATGACAAAGAGGACCTTGCGTTTTCGCGAGATCCTCTTTGCGTGTTGAATACTGTTTTATACACGGGAGAAATGGGACTAATCACTCACCACTCTCTTGGAATGTTGAATTTCGAAGTCTTCAGATTATTGCCATGAACTTTTTCCTTCATGCGACCAATAACTCCTTTTTGAAAATCTGCTGGCGGCTTGGTGATTCCTAGACGAACCGAATCACCTAAAGTCATTCTGGTGACAGCCTGCTTGATATGTTTGTTCTTCTTGAGATACTTTTCCATGTCTGCAATAGACATCTGCATCTCAAATGTTTCACCAGTTTCTTTATTGATAAAATCATACGTTGGCATAATATAATCCTGGTTTGAGGTTGAACATACTCTTATTTAGTAAACCAAGACGGTACATCACGATTCTTCCATGATGCCATACGAGCCTTAGCACCACGGTAATAATTGTGATATGACGCAATGCTGTCGCCAGTAACCTTGTACTCATCTGGCATTGCAGGTGTCGGCTCCGTGAATCCCTTATGAGGAAAATCCTTCATGGGAGGAGTCGCAAGATGACGAGCAACAATTTCGCACTTGTGATCCTTACCATATCGATACTTGTATTCATTGATAAGGGCAAATGTTAGATCCGACAACCAAACATAGTTCTCCAATGACTGACGAACCCACACAGCCGACGGATGATTTACATGCGTAGCCTGATAGATGATCTTGTCAGCTTCTGGATGATCTTCCAGCACCCATCGCTTGATATTACGAAAACGTGCCGGATGCAATGATCCTGCAACATATCGTTTTTCAATTGTTGGAACACCGTCAATCAAACGACGAGCCGTAGAAAGCAACTGACAGCTTTCCAGAATCATCTTGACTACATGTTTGTCCACATGCCATTGGGCACACTGAGCATGATCGTGAGAAAGATAAAAGATATTCATGATTATAAATATATCATACCTCTAGAGGAATGTCAACTATGTCCGAAAATGAAAATGTGATTCAAGAAGAAGTCCAAGATACAACAGAAACTGTTCTAAATGAGGAACTTCTGGAAGAACAATTGGGCAAACCAGATCTTGTGCGTACAATGCACATTGTACTAGCAAATACATTCAGCATGTATCTTCTCGCACACAAGTATCATTGGAATGTCGAAGGTCCATTCTTTTCAGCCTATCATGATTTCTTCTCCAAGGTCTATGTGCAACTGTTTGAAGAAGTCGATACTGCTGCCGAACAAATTCGCGCACTTGGTTCATATGCACCAGGAACAATGAAGGAATTTGAATCGCTATCGACAATGTCGGACACGGCAGAAATTCCTGGATCAAAAAATATGTTCGCTCGTCTGCTAGCCGCTAATTCCGCATTGGTCGATTCAATCAATGCAGCAAGAGGGCTAGCAGAACGCGAAGACAATTACGGTCTCGTCAATTACTTGGAAGACCGCCTTGATAAACATGCAAAACTAGCATGGATGATCAAGAGCCATATGGTTGGTCAAGAACGCACAATGGGTATGCGACCAACCGACTAATTACTTGGTATCTTTAGTTGGTGTCACAGACACATACTTGTCTTCTGTGGAATCCTTATTGACAATCATTGAATCATCAATCGTCAATTCACTATCGTCAAGTTCATCAAACTCTGAATCATCATACTCCTTGACGATCTCAAGGCTCTCTACCCAGGTAAATCCTGCAGCGCGCATGAACTGAGCAAGATGCCATGTGACATTGTCAGCCAGATCGGACTGAAACTCATACGTCACAGTAGCTGCCATATCGTCGGCAGTATCATCAACAGACTTTAGAATATACTTCGCCATGATATAAACCTTTCATTTCATTGGTGTTAGTGTAAGAGCATTTTTACGCACAAGCTCTCTCTGTGCCTTCGTCAATGGCACAAGACCCTTTTTCTCAAGGTATCCATTCTCAGCCATTGAACGATCTGAAACATATTCGGCTATGAAATCTCTAATGCCAGGAATAACTTCAGCATGAGCATTCTTGACATAGACAAACAAGGAACGAGAGACTGGATATTTCTGTGTAGAGATATTTTCAAACTCTGGCTCTACCTCATCAATCTTTAATCCAATAAGCTTGTCTACGTTTTCTTCCAAGAACGAGTATCCAAAGACTCCAATAATTAGATTGTTCTTGTTAGAGACCAGTCTCTGAACAATTAGATTATCATTTTCACCCGCCTCAATGAATTTGCCATCTTCACGAATTGAAGAGCAGGCAGCTTGCTTCTGTCTTGCATCCTGCAGAGACTTGATTTCATCGAAACTCTTGCAGCCATGATCCATTACCATTTCAACAAATGCATCGCGCGTCCCAGAAGTTGGAGGAGGACCCATGACTTCAATTGGAGCGTTTGGTAGTTTAGGATCAATCTCATTCCATTTCTGGTAGAAATTATTTACAAGCTTACCGTCCTTTGGCACCTGACGAGCCAAAGCAAGCCAAACGTGTTCGCGTGTCAAACTAAAAGGCTTTACATCCTTGCGAACCGCAAATACGATGCCATCATATCCAATCATTACTTCAGTAATGCTCGTTACACCATTCTTGGCGCAAAGTTCAATTTCTGATTTTGTGATCGGACGAGACGCATTTGAAATGTCTGGGTGTTGTGTTCCTATACCGGCACAGAACAGACGAAATCCACCACCCGTTCCAGTAGATTCTACAATAGGCGCCTTCAGACCTGATGTTCGACTGAAATTTTCAGCAACCGTTGTAGTAAATGGAAAAACTGTCGATGATCCAACAGCACGAATTTGATCTCTTGCGTTTTGTGCATATGCCGTAGTACTAATTAATAAAATTGTAGTAGCTGTGATTAGTAATTTCATTGTAATCTCCTTCTTAAGATAATGTATTATAGCATAAAATTATTACAGGAATATTACAAATTGAGATTTTAACTAGGATATCTGTCCATTTCTTCTAGCAAAATTATTGCTTCTTGTTTAGTTATATTAAATTCTCGCATGACCATTTCCAAAAAATCAGGTCTGCCTTGCACGAGATCGTAGTCTAGCTGTCTCCATGCTTGGTGCATCAATCTAACTCTGTCTTCAGCCGACA